ATTTCTGTTAACTAATCGTGAACGAGAGGTCTTCGAGCTTCTCGTGCAGGATAAAACGACGCGCGACATTGCCGGGCAACTGTTTATTAGTGAGAAAACCGTCCGTAATCACATTTCTAACGTCATGTATTTTGAAACACACAAACGAAATTCGCTTTAATTTCAAGGAAAAAATTGAGAAAAAAATGCGAAATCATTGTGAGTCACAGCGTTTTTAACGTGATAATCTTGTACCATGGAGAATCGAGAGAGGACACCACAGGGGCGTGAACGCCCTGGTTATTCGCCGGGCATCAGCCGGCAACCCGGCACACAATTTGAATGGTGAAAGCTCCAATCAGGATCTCCATCAAGGCTCACCCCGCATATGTACCGAATCGCAGTATATTGTGTGCAAACAAAACCTGCATTTGGCGGTGTAGGGTGTCCCATTTCTTCAGGTAGCGCCTTGGCGGTGGCGCAGTATAAATAACCGCCTCATCATGCGGGTATGGTCTGAGGGTTGGGCCGCAGCTTTCCAAGATGCTAATGTGGGTTTTAGTCCTACTGCTTGCTTTAGATTTTGATGGTGTCATGATGTCATTTTTATCAAATACGAATTTCTGTATGGATAAGGTTACCTAGATTTGGTATTATGAAGTTGCTACAGATTTCTCGAAGTGTTGGATGCACCTCAAATTAAAGGCAGGTTTCGTGAGGGGATTGTACTGCGGCGATCTGTGAAGAATTTGACAAACCGGATAAACAGCGAGCCATATACTATATGTCCGTTAGTTTTTTCGGCTTGAAGAATCTTTTTTGAATTATATGTCGCGACAGGCATTGAAATGGAATGCAAACCATGAACCTCCGAAAAGGGAAAGGACCTGATTGAAACAGCCGCAATCTGTTTCTCTCGGTCCTTTTTCTTGTTACGACAATTATGCAAATCTCAAGTCGTGCCATGGTCTAACTCCAGCGCTGAAATAGTATGTATCAGCCCAATAATCTAACCTAATTGATACAAGGCAGGTATATCAAGAAGGCTTGAAGCAAACCAGTCCAAAGGAGACATCTAAAGACATGCACTCTTCCGCGTAATGCACCCTGAAACTATGTTGTGTTATTCTTTGAAGAATTTAATGATGTCGAGAGCCAAGGCAGCTAGGCCAAGGATCACTGCTACGATCTCGTAAGTAGTCAAATGTACCTCCTTCCGGCTGTACTATTGACGCCTTCTGGCACCTAGGGAAATTATACCAACTAAAATTGATTATGAATAGTTAAACATCACGAAATAATGGGAAATGCAGGAATTTGGCTCTTGGTGTCGAAATATGATGCTGGGAGGTGATGAAAAATGTCAAAGTCGCATGAGGAAATTGCCGCTGAGATTGTTCAGTCTGTTGTTGAAGCTAGAGGACGCGCACTTTCTGGAATGGGTGGTCAAAATGCAGCTGTCGGTGCAAACCATCTGAATACTTTAAGCACTGCGTCAGTTGCTTCCTTGTATAAAGAAGTGCTCAGTGCAATAAAATCATCCAACTGAAAATGATCTTGCCAAAGCACCCTAGCCGGTGCTTTTTCTTATGCAGTTTGATCAAGCGGAGGGGAGTGAGGTGGCCACACATCGAGTCAACAAATCAGGCAAGCAGGCGCCGCCGTTCACCAGGATCCTGAACGATCCACTCCAGGACGAACGTCTCTCATTCAAAGCCCGCGGGCTGCTCGCATACATGCTCACCAAGCCGGACCATTTCCGGTTTTACATTGAGGAACTCATGAAACACACAACCGAGGGCAAGGACAGCATCCGGGCTGGCCTGAAAGAACTGGAGCGGTTGGGATATGTCCACCGCTACGCGATCAAAGACGCCCGGGGCAAAATCATATCGTGGGAGCTTGATATTTACGAAAGCCCGTCGTTACGTCCAGAATCGGATTTTCCAGTTGTGGAAAATCCAACGCTAATAACGAATGATAATATAATAACGAATGATAAAAGATTAAATAAATACATCACTTTGACAAGTGATGACGATCCCTATATTAAAACCTATTTGAAACACTTCTCTCTGAAAAAGAATAAACAGCATATGAGAGTTACAGAAGAGCAGAGGGAATGGATCATAAACCAGCTCGAACATCTGAGATCGTACGAAGTCACGGCAGCTCAATGGGAAGAACAGGTAAGGGATCATTTCGAACATCTACCGAAGAACAACAACGGGAATATCATCGCATTCTTGCATGCATCACATAGGCGCTTTGATGTGGGGATGTATGATCAGTTATAACCGAATACGGCAACTCAAGGTCATCCAAAGCAGGATGGCCTTTTTATATTGCATAGAAAGGAATGGGTTTCATGAGGATTATCAAATGGTTGGTGCGAGTTACATATAGACGGAATGATTCACCAAGGAACAGGGAGGAAAGGCGGCATGGGAACAAAGGAGAGTTAGCATGAAGCTCGTCAACCTGGACAAAGAACGAAGTAAGCGCAAGGATATCCGTACTCCCTTCATGGTGGCTGAGAGCCTGTATGATGAGGCCATCAATAACAGAGAGCTTGATGCAGCGCTGTACATCACCATGGGCAAAGACGGGGAGATGACGATTTGCTACAGCGGGGATGATCGATTGAAGATCATTGGGCTGCTGGAGATAGCAAAGCAAGAGCTGTGTCTGGATGGGATGGATTAGGACACGTCACCAGACGCACAGAATGGCACCGTAGAGCGTTTGTATGACTCGGGAATATAAATCTTCATGCGAGGTATAAAAAGGGCAATATGGGGCGATTTTGGCGGTCACGGGTCCTTCTGGAGGTCGAAGATGACTGCGGGTGCTCGCGAGCCCGAATTTCCGCTAGATTTAAATTTCAAAATTTCCTTCCGCTTCCACTTCGGAATAGACGAATTGGAGGCATTTTTATTTTTCGCTTCGAATTAAGCGGCTAAATTTGCGTATTTCAGAAATGGATCAAAAAACGGAAGTTGAGGTGAGGATAATGGCCAAAAAGAAAACGGAAGAGACAAAACTGCATGAGATGGTCGTCGGTACCGGGGAATTGGCGGCCGTTATCGGAAAATCAGACCGTTGGATCCGTCAATTAACAAGCGATGGTATCTTGACTCAGGTTAGCAGGGGCAAATATGTGCTTTCTGACGCAATTCAGGATTACATTAAGCACATTGAAGGTGAATCGTCGGACGGAAAAATCAGTTATCGCGATGAAAAAGCTGAGCACGAACGAATCAAAAAAGAAAAATCTGCCTTGGAATTAGCCGAAATGCAAGGGAAAATGCACCGTTCGGAGCATGTCGAAGCGGTGATGAACGATATGCTCGGGGCATTTCGGCAGCGGATCAGGGCGATACCTATGAGATTGGCGCCGGAATTGGTTGCTTCGAGCGATCTAAGCGTGATCAAAGGTAGACTTTCGGCAGCCTTAGATGAAGCTCTGGCGGAGCTGGCCGATTATGATCCGGAGTTATTCCGACGTGAGCAGGTAAGGAATGATTCAGATGGCGACGCTTGAGTATTTAAAGACAGAGGCACTATTTCGGAAGATCGCCCGAGTCGTAGCTCCACCGCCCAGCTTGACTGTTTCCGATTGGGCTGATTTATACCGTCGCCTTTCTTCAGAGGCTTCCGCCGAGCCCGGTCAGTGGCGTACGGATCGCGCTCCATATCAGCGTGAGATCATGAATGCCATCAATGATGATGAAACCGAGACGATCGTCGTCATGTCCTCGGCCCAAGTCGGTAAGACAGAAATCATCCTCAATATCATTGGGTATTTCATCCATCAAGATCCGTCTCCGATCATGTTGGTTCAGCCAACTCTTGATATGGCCCAGGCGTTCTCGAAAGACCGCCTTTCTCCGATGGTGAGGGACAGCCCAGAATTGAGGAAGCGCATGGCAAGCGCAAAGAGCCGGGACAGCGGAAATACTATGTTACATAAGACTTTTCCGGGTGGTCATATCACTATGGCCGGCGCCAATTCTCCTGCATCTCTTGCATCTCGGCCGATTCGGGTTGTTCTCCTTGACGAAGTGGACCGTTACCCGGTATCTGCTGGTACTGAAGGCGACCCAGTTACGTTGGTTTCCAAGCGTGCGACGACTTTCCACAATCGCAAACGGGTTTTGGTTAGTACGCCGACGATTAAAGGCGCAAGTCGAATCGAAACAGCGTATGAGGAAAGCAGTATGGAACAGTGGTGTTTGCCTTGCCCCAGCTGCGGTGAACATCAGCCCCTTGCCTGGGCTCAAATTCGGTTTGATGATGCAACGATGGCCTGTAAGCATTGCGGGGCGATACATTCCGAAATGGAATGGAAGTCTGGGAATGGGAAATGGGTCGCCCGCAAGGAGAACCGGAAAGTGCGCGGCTTCCACCTTAACGAATTAGCGAGCCCTTGGAAACGCTGGGGAACGATCATCGAGGAGTTCCTGGAGGCCAAACGCGGTGGCGCGGAGACGCTGAAAGCATGGGTAAACACCTCGCTTGGTGAAACGTGGGAAGAGAAAGGAGAGCAACTGGACGAGGACATCCTACTAAATCGGCGTGAAATTTACCACGCTGACGTGCCGGATGGGGTGAAAGTCCTGACAGCCGCTGTGGATACCCAAGATGACCGATTTGAGGTAGAGGTCCAAGGTTGGGGAACTGGTCATGAGAACTGGCACATTCAATATCACGTAATATATGGCGATCTTAAGCAGCCGCAAGTATGGGCCGATCTGGATGAATTTCTTAAGCGAACATGGGAGGATGCCGAGGGCAGAAAGTTTCCGATCGCTTTTACGTGCATGGACTCAGGTGGTCACTTTACCAATGAGGTCTATCGGTTTTGCAAATTACGTGCGGACCGCCGTATTTTTGCAATCAAGGGCGAGGGCACCGGGGATGGTACGCGGTTACCACTGATCATTGGGACATCAACAAATAACCGCTACAAAGCTACAGTTATCCGGCTTGGCGTTGATGAAGGTAAATCCAAGGTCATGAGTGCTCTGAAAATCCCGATGGTCGACGAGAAAGGCAATAAAATGCGTGGCTACGTCCATTTTCCAGTAACTACGCCGGAAAGGAACCGCGGATACGAACGGCCATATTTCGAGGGGCTTACGGCAGAGGCACTTCATACACGGCAAAGAATGGGTGTCCCCTATCAAGTATGGGTCAAAGTGCGGCCCCGGAACGAACCGCTTGACCTTGCTGTCTATAACAGGGCAGCCATTGAGATTCTTCAACCGGATTTGGACAATATGCGGCCCTATTGCTCTGAGGTGTTGGCTGGATCGATTACTCCAGCGACATCTACCAAGAGGAAAGGTGTGGCGAGCAAAGGGATTCAACTATAAGGAGTGGTCGACATGGCCGGCAGATTAGAAGAATTGCGGCTTCGATTATCACAATACATTGCATGTGAATCGGCAATATTAAGCGGAGCTCAGACATATTCAATCGCAGGCAGGAGCCTGACTCGAGCGAATCTATCTGAAATCGCAGAAATGATCAAGTATTTGGAAAAAGAAATAGCAGCAGAGGAAGCAAGATCCCGAGGGAGAGGTCGGAACAAGGTATTCGGCGTCATCCCCCGGGATTTTTAGTTTCGATGTCTGAGAGGAGGTGATCCATATCAATATCACAGATCGATTTGTATCATTTTTCAGTCCGGAGGCTGGTATGCGTCGAGCAGCTGCACGTCAGGTCACACGAGTTATTAACGGTTACGAACAAGGCGGTGCGAGCCACCAGAAAAAAAGCATGCGAGGGTGGCTGACTTCGGCGAAGAATCCGAAGGATGATATCGATCAGAACCTCGATACGCTACGCAGCCGATCTAGGGACCTGTACATGAACGGGCCTATTGGAGCAGCCGCGCTGAAAACCACCAGGACAAATGTAATCGGTCCGGGACTGAGATTAAAGGCGAGAATCAATGCCGAGCTGCTTGGGCTTACAACGGAACAAGCAGATGCTTGGTGTGGTCAGGTCGAGGAGGAATTTAACCTTTGGGCCGAATCGAAACACTCAGACGCGATTAGAATGAACGATTTTTATGACCAGCAGGGGATCGCTTTTCTAGGAATGCTCATGAATGGGGATTCGTTTGCCATTTTCAAACAAGCAGAACGAACACCATGGATGCCATACGGTTTGCGCATACATCTTATTGAAGCAGATCGGGTATGTACTCCGCAAGGTAATGGTGTGCTGGGCAACTCCGTTGAGGGGAGGGCGGAAAATGGTAACCGGATCTATTCCGGCGTCGAAATTGACGACGAAGGCGCCTTGATCGCCTACCATATCGCTAATACCTACGCCACTGATTACACCAGCGGTAAGATCCGGGAATGGGTTAGGGTAGAGGCTTATGGCCGTAATACGGGTAGGCCGAACATCCTGCACCTGATGGACACTGAACGAGCTGAGCAGCGCCGCGGTGTGCCGATGTTAGCCCCTGTGATTGAAACGCTGAAGCAAATCACGAGATATACCGAAGCTGAACTGATGGCAGCAGTGATCTCGGCAATGTTTACCGTATTTATCAAGTCGTCAGGTCCAACGAATGAGAACCCATTAGGCCCAATGATTCCTCTTGAGCAACAGGTGGCCTCTGGTGATCAATACGGTTACGAAATGGGACCAGGAGCGATCAATGTATTGGGACAAGATGAGGAAATTCAGATCGCTGATCCTAAGCGGCCCAACTCAAATTTTGACCCATTTGTTCGATCGCTTTGCCTTTACGTAGGGGCAGCGCTTGAAATCCCATATGAATTGCTACTGAAAAATTTCCAATCATCCTATTCTGCGTCGCGGGCAGCGCTTCTAGAAGCGTGGAAGATGTTCCGCATGCGCCGTCGTTGGGTGGCGAAAGAGTTTTGTCAGCCAATCTACGAGGAATGGTTGGCAGAAGCTATAGCACTTGGCCGCATTCGTGCGCCCGGTTTTTTTGGTGATCCCAAAATTAGGAGGGCTTGGTGTCAGGCCGAATGGAATGGTCCAGCACCTGGACAACTTGACCCGGTTAAGGAAGTAGAAGCAGCCGAGCGTAGGGTCTCCCTTGGATTGAGCACTCGCGAACGCGAGGCAATCGAGGCGAATGGTAGTGATTTCTGGACAAACATCCAGCAGCTGCAGGTCGAAAACGAGGCTATGCAGAAAGCGGGGCTTTCTACAACGACTAAGCTACCTGCAACATCAAATCCGGGGAAGGAGGTGAAAAGAGAAAATGCCGAAGAAGATCAAACTTAACGGTCCTGTCATTGGTGATGGCAGTACTTGGTTATACGACTGGCTTGGCATGCCGTACATCAGTGCTAAAAGGCTCGCCAAGGAGTTGGACGATGCTCGAGGGGATGAGGTCGAACTATATATTAACTCTCCCGGTGGCTCGGTATTTGCTGGATCTGAGGTATATACCATCTTGAAGGAGTATGCTGGAAAAATTGTTGCCAAGGTCACTGGGGTAGCTGCCAGCGCCGCTTCATTCTTTTTGATGGCTGCAGACGAAATTAAGATGTCACCAACATCTCAGTTGATGATCCACAATGCCGCAACATGGACAGATGGAGATAAGAACGCTCATGGAAGCAACACAGAGATGTTGCGTGGCACAGATATCGCAATCACCAATGCATACCGGCTGAAGACTGGAAAAAGTCAAGACGAGTTGCTTGAACTGATGAACAAGACAACATGGATGAACGCGCAGCAGGCTGTCGAATTTGGATTTGCTGATGGGATTCTTTTTGACGAGGATAATGCACTGATGTCTGTAACCAACAGTATCAGTGGGGAAATCCCTCCTCACGTAGAGGAGAAACTTCGAGACTTCTTAGTCAATGCCATGCTTAAGGAGGGCAGTGTTGACTTGTCTTCGATTATGCCAGGTGCCGACATAACACCGATCTTAAATAACATGGATAGCCCCGGCCAGCAACAAAATTATGACGATCAATTTAAGGAGGAAGAAAAGCCAATGGATTTAGATGAACTGAAAGCGAAACACCCGGATGTATACCAAGCTGCCTGTCAGGAAGGCATTGAACAGGAGCGCAACCGTATCAAAGAAATCGATGAGATTTCTGCCACAATCGACCCTGATCTGGTCAATAAAGCAAAATACACGGAACCGATCGATGCCGGGAAATTGGCCGTTTTAGCCCTGAAAAATGATGCTGGTCGAGGCGAGGCGTTTATTAATGCTCGCCAGCAAGAATTGCAGGAAAACAGCGGTGTTAAATCTCAGGACAATCTGTCGGAAGAGGATCAGAAGAAGGTCAATGAAACAGCACATATCGATGCCATCGCAAATGCGATCAATGCCCGTAGAGGCGGAACGGAGGCGAATAAGTAATGGTAAACCTGTGGAATGAAAATTTCGGATCGACAACGCCGGACAACCTGTTTGCAGACACTAAGCACCCGGTAGACGTGAAAGCTGTAACGCTTAAGGCAGGGCAGGGTGTTCTTGCGCGAGGAACGGTTGTCGGAATTATCGCAGCAAGTGGTCTCGCCGTTCCTGTTGACAGTACCAAGGAGGATGGCAGCGAATTGGCTGATTCGATCCTGTCGGATACGATCGATACTGGAGCCTCTGGGGCTACGAATAACGTTGTAACTACAGCGTACAGCTCGGGCTCATTTAATCGCGATGCCTTGGTTTTTGGAGGTACGGATACGGCCGATAAGCATGAAGATCGTTTGCGCACGCTGGGTATCTATCTCAAAGATGTCCAAGCCTATGAAGGTTAAGGGGGAACTTATACATGCCTATGAATCTGGATTTATACAAAACAACAACGATGCTGCAGGCAATCGAAAAGACGATGCCACTTCGGAAATTCTTCACCCGTACTTTCTTTCCTGGAGTTAATACATTTGTCACTGAAAACGTGATCTTCGACTACAAAAAGGGTAAGCGTCCGATGGCCCCGTTTGTTGCGCCGCGCGTCGGCGGTATCACTGTGGCGCGGGATGGTTACCAAACCAAGGAATACAAAGCTCCGAAGATCGCGCCGCAGCGGATCCTTACGGTTGACGACCTCATGACCCGTGGTATGGGCGAGAATGTATTCAGTCAACGTACACCAGCACAGCGTCAGGCTGAGATGCTTGCTAAGGATCTCTCTGAACTTGAGGATATGAATGCCCGTCGGATCGAATGGATGGCCAGAGAGTTGCTCTTGGGGCGTCCGATCGTTGTCAAAGGGTACATCGACAAACTGGATTCTCAGTATGTCGAGGACGAGATTAATTTCGGATTCGATAATAAACTAATTTTGGCCGGGGCAAATAAATGGAGCGACGAAGGATCTGCAAGCAAAAAGTACGGTAACTTGAGAGATTGGCGTCTCGACGTTATCCGCAAATCTGGCATTGCCCCAACAATGGCAATTTTCGGCCAGAGCGCATGGGATGCATTCCGCAAAGATCCGGAGATCGACAACATGCTGAAACAGCAAAATGCGACCCTTGCCTTGATGAACCCGAGCGTTATTGATGAGGCTTTGACTTTCTGCGGACGTCTCCCGGGTCTGGGGTTGGAACTTTATACGTATGATGACTGGTTCATTGATGATAACGGCACGGAACAGTCGTATATCCCTGCTGATCATGTCATCCTGTGCCGTCCAAATCTGGGAAGCTTCTCTTTCGGTGCCGTTACGCAGATGGAAGCGGATGGACAATTCCATACCTACGAAGGTACGCGCATCCCGAAATCTTGGGCAGATCAAAACAGTGATACACGTATGATTCGCTTGAGTACCCGTCCGATTCCGATCCCTGATGATGTTGACGGCTGGTTCGTCGCGCAAGTCTTGTAGGAGGTGTGACAGTGAGCCTGAAAGTAAAAAAGAACCAAAAAGTACTGGTTAATGATCGGACGTATAAAGCGGGGGAGATCATTCCACCGTTGAACGAAAATGAAGAACAACGTCTGTTAAATCTCGGTGTATGCGAACTGTCAGCAGATCTCCCATTACCTCATGCAGTAGAAGGAGATCACGGTCAAGATGATGGGGATAAAAGGGCCGGGGGTCCAAGTGGTGAAGATCAACTCCCCCTCGACGAGAAAACTAACCCAGTTCTCACAGTTGAACAATTCGCGGAATTGAAAGCCGATGAGCAAAAAGCACATCTGAAAGCCCTGGGAATCGATCCAGCTGGCAAAGAAGATGAACGCATCGTTCAATACGAGGACTGGTATGCAGAGCAGTTGCCGGAGGGTGAGCTGAATGTCCACCTTTAAAGAGCAGATCGAGGCCGACGTCGAGGACGTTTTTTTTAACCTTGATGAATTCGGCGAAGAGCACCGAATCGATGACAAAACAATGACGATCATCATTGATGATGATCTGTTGCAAAAACGAAAATCATCTGCATCAAACCCAACGGACGGCGTATATGGCGCGTCTTTTTTATTTCATGCGAAAAAATCGGACTTTGAGAAAAAGCCTGTTATCGACGCGCGAATGAAAGTAGACGATCAGATCTATTACGTGTCCGACGTGCAGACGAACGACGAAACATATGTCATCACCCTGCGGAGGAACAAATCGTGATTACAGTCGATGCCGAAAAGCTGAAGGAGGTTGAGCGGCGCCTGGGGCAATATCCCAAGAAGGCGCCGCTCGCCATTATGAGAGCCTTAAACCGCACAGCGGCTAACGTCAAAACGAACGCATCGAAGAAGGTGCGGGAGGAGTACGCGGTTAAGGCGAAAGATGTTAACTCAACCTTCTCAATCCGACGGGCGTCAAAGTCGTCGCTGTCGGCTATGGTCGAGTCAAAAGCGGGAGCTTTGGGGCTGGACAAGTTTAAGGTTAGCCCTATGACGCCACGACATGCCAAACCTCCGAAGGCTCTCAAGGTTCAGGTTAAGAAAACTGGCGGAGCTAAGCGGCTTGTCGGGGCGTTTGTGGCTTCAGTCAATGGCAACAAAGTCTTTAAGCGACAACCAGGGGCAAAAGGCCGCAAGGGGAAGAATGGAACCTGGACAGCCTTGCCGATCGAACGACTCTTTGGCCCACCTGTTCCGGAGATGCTTGAAAATCAAAGCGTCAGAGCGTATGTTGAACAGGAAGCTGCCAAAACCTTCGAAACGCGCTTAGACCATGAGATCAAGCGAATTATGGAGGGTAACTAAATGTCAACACCATACCTATTACAAGATGCCTTGATCGATGAGATCAAGGCTCTTTTTGTGGGATTTGAGACGGAGAATGCCCGCGGCGAGCCGGCGCCGTTGAACGTCTATCCGCAGCGGCTCCCCGACAAGCAGGAGGAGGACGATTCCGAGCACTTCCCATACATCATCGTGCGCGTAATGGATGGCGGAACCGCAGGGGAAGATGAGGCGGCTACGTGCAAAATTGGGTTGATCGTTGGGGTATATGATGAATCCTCCGATCAGCAGGGGCACCGAACGGTGCTCAACATTTTACGCAGGATCGAGACTCACTTTTTCACAAAGCGTTTTGTCGATCGCAAATACCAAATTGTTTATCCGTATGACTGGACCTTATATGAGGATGATACCGCACCATTTTACTTCGGCGGCGCAGAGACTAATTGGTTGCTGCCCGCTGTGAGACAGGAGGTTGATTTGTTTGGCGACTGAAAAAAAACGGGCATCAAGCCGCAGAGAAGAAGCTAAGCCAGTTGATCGGCTCATTTATGTCGGTCCACCGCTGCCCGGCGGAAAGTTAAATAGCTTCTCGATTTTTAAAGGAGGGGTTCCGAAGTATCTGGATGCTCTGATTAAAGAGCAACCGGATCTTTCCACTCTCATTGTGCCAGTGGGCGAATTTGCTCGCGCGCGAGAAGAGGTCAATACCCTTGGAACGGCCCTCCATGCGGCATATCAAAATGTACTGAAGGGAGATCAACAGAATGGCTGAAAGACACGGGATTTACGTTTCTGAGGTTCCTGGATCGGTCATCACCCCGGTACAGCAGAATTTTACGTTACCGGTGGCAATCGGCACAGCGCCGGTTAACCTTTCAAAATTCTCGGCTCCGCCGGTTAACGTACCGATCCTTTGCTACTCCTACCAGGAGGCAGTTGATGCCATTGGGTACTCGGACGATTGGGAGGATTACACGCTTTCTGAAGTGATTTATTCGCACTTTCAACTCTACAAACAATCCCCAATCGTGCTAATTAACGTTCTGGATCCTGCAGAGCACAAAACAACCGTTGCGCCAGAGGCGGTATCCCTGATGGATGGAACGGCTACACTTCCATCCGGCATTATCAAGGGGTCGGTCACCGTGAAAGATGAGGATGGATCTACAACCTATGTACTCGACACGGATTACACCTTGAATTTTGATGCTGACGGCAATCTGATCCTGAAGATTAAGAGTGGAGGGGCTATCGCGAATAACGCAACTCTCCAGGTTGGCTTTGACCAAATTGACGCTAGCAAAGTGGACGCTGCGGATATTATCGGCGGCGTAGACAGCACTACGCTGGCCGTCACGGGCTTAGAGCTTCTTAACCAAGTGTTTCCTCGTTTCCGGCTGGTTCCGGGGATCGTAATCGCTCCTGGTTGGTCTGATGATCCAACGGTAGCAGCGGTGATGGTCGCTAAAGCTTCCCTAATCAACAACCATTTCCGGGCTCAGGCAATTACTGACCTGCCCTCCGATTTGCAGTATACGGCGGCTCCAGCATGGAAAGAGGAACATGGCTATACGGACCCCCGACAGTTTAACACTTACCCGAAAGTGACAAAATCGGGCAAGGTGTACCGCTTGTCTACTCACTTGGCCGGCGTAATTTGCCGGACAGACGCCGGGAACGCAGGGATCCCTAGCTTGTCGCCGTCGAACAAGAGCATGGAGATTGACGGCACGCGGACCGATGATCGAGAGCTGGCCCTCGGGCCGGAGCACACCGAATACCTTAACGCCGCGGGTATCCATACCGCCTTGAATTTTATCGGTGGTTGGGCCACACGTGGTAACCGTACCGGTGCATACCCGGCACAGAGCGATCCGCAAAGCGCATTTATTCCAGTTCGGCGCATGATGGACTGGATTGCGAACTCAGTGACGTTGACTTATTGGCGTTACCTCGATGGTGCAATTAATAAGCGGCTGGTAGAGGCGATCACAGATAGCGTCAATATTTGGCTCAATGGATTGACGTCGAATGGGTATATCTTGGGCGGTCGGGTGGAGTTTCTTTCGGAAGAAAATCCACCGGAGAACATTATGGACGGTAAACTGAAATTTCACATCTATGTGACGCCACCGTCTCCGGCGCAGGTCATCGACTTTGTGCTCGAATATGACGTCAATTATCTTGCTGCAATCGCAGCATAAAGGAGGGAAAGGACTTGCCTAAGCAAATTCCATCAAGCTTAACCGACTTCAATGCTTATAGAAACGGCAGTGAATATTTGGGCGTTGCCGACGTGGAGTTGCCGAATCTGGAGGCCATGACTCAAACTTTAAGTGGTGCGGGCATCGCTGGCGAAATTGAAATTCCGATACTAGGGCTATTCGGATCGATGACGACAACGATTAACTGGCGGACGCTCGATAAAGCCACTTTCAAACTAGCCCGACTAGAAGCGCAGCAAATCGACTTCCGAGGCTCTATTCAGGGCTTTGACACCGGCTCCAGCACGATTACCCACACTCCATTGAAGGTTACAATGCGAGTTCTCCCTAAAAATACGAACTTAGGTAGCCTGACGACTGGTAACCCTATGGAAAGTGGGAACGAATTGGAAGTCATTTATATCAAAATCATCTACGACGGCGTTACCGTCACCGAGATCGATCGCTTTAACTATATTTGCATCATTGATGGAGTGGACTACTCCGCCAAGATCCGGGCGAATCTCGGCGAATAAAGGAGGAAATAAACATGACTACCCCAGAAAAAACGCAGGAAAAGGTCGCGAATCCCAACGAGTACACCCTGATCAAACCAATTCAATTCGACGGGGAGACGGTGACCACTCTGAATCTCGATTTTGATGATTTGACTGCGGAGGATTTGATCGCTTGTGCTAAACAAGCCCGCCGGATTGATCCGGATGAGATTACGCCGGCGAGAGCCACCGCTCTGTCCTATCAAATGGCTGTGGCAGCAAGGGCGGCCAAACAACCGATTGAACTGATTAAGGCTCTTAAGGCCAAAGATTTCACCCAAATTACGCAGTTGGCTGCCAATTTTTTAATGATTCCGGAATAAAGGATGTCCAATACCTGAGGGAGATCATCCTGATCCTCTCCTCCTCTATTCCGGGATCGCATATCGATTACTGGATGCGTCAGCCATTGAGCGATTTAATTAAGTGGTTTGAAGCACACCAGAATGTCGAGAAAAAACGTGCAGCACGGCAGCCAAAACCAACCCAATACAGAAGGGTGGGTAGGCGGTAATGGCAAACAAAAAAATATACTCAACCATTTTTGAGCTCGGCGGGAAGTTAAATTCATCTTTCAGCCGAGCTTTTAAACAGGCAAAAAAGGGTACTGACCAGGCTGAATCCGGCCTTCGCGGTGTGCAAAAAGAGGCGAAAGAAACAGCAGGGGCATTCGGTAAGCTTTCCAAGGTTACTGGTGATTTCGGCAAAGCGTTGTACAAGGTTTCTCAGTACACCGGAGCGTTCGCACTTGTATCCGGGGTCACTGACACCTTCACGGATATGGTTGGTTCGGTTGGTGACTATCAATCGGAGCTAAAGCAGGTTCAAGCTGCCACCGGTGCGACCAAAGAAGAAATGAGGGAAATGTCCGATATTATACGGAATTTGTACACGCAAAATCTCGGAGAAAGTTGGACGGATCTGTCGGAAGCCTTAACCATTGCCCGCCAGGTAACCCATCAACAGGGCAAAGAATTGGAGGATACGACGAAGAATGCGCTGATTTATCGTGATGTTTTCAAAGGTGATTTTGCCGAATCTTTGAAAACGGCAGACACGATGGTTAAAAACTTCGGTATCACCAGTTCGCAGGCGTTCAACTTACTTGCGCAGGGGGCTCAGAAGGGGCTCGATAAGTCAGGTGAGTTGCTTGATTCAGCAAACGAATACGCTCCATACTTTAAAACCCTTGGTTTTACTGCCGATCAGATGTTTAATACATTCAGCGCCGGGCTTGAGTCCGGCGCTTTTAATTTAGACAAGGTCGGGGATGCGGTTAAGGAGTTCGGAATACGTGTCAAGGACGATTCCAAGAGTACAAATGAGGCGTTTACGGCTCTAGGTCTGAATGCCTCGAAAATGGCTCAGACCTTCGCTCGCGGTGGTCCAGAAGCACAGGCAGCATTTAAGCAGGTAGTAAAGGCCATCTCAAGCGTGAAAGATCCGGTGAAGAAGAACGTCATCGGCGTCCAGCTATTCGGGACTATGTTTGAGGACTTGGAGAAAGATGTCATTGCAGCCATGGGGAATGCTCGGGATCAATTTGACATGACAAAGAACACTATGCAGGAAGTCGCTGAGATTAAGTATGACACCATCGGAGCGGCATTCCAGGGGATCGGCCGGCAGATTATGACGGAGCTGATCCTCCCAATCGGTGACAAAGCTCTCCCTGTACTGCAACGCTTTGGTAAATGGATTCAGGTGGCGATTCCTCAAGCTAAAAAGTACATGGGACAGCTTTGGGAAGAGGTCAGCAAACTTGGAGAGTTCTTTGCTCCACTGAAAGGTGAGGCAACCAAAGCGTTCAAGGTAATTACCCCATACTTAATATCATTCGCTGATTCAGCAAAGAGGATTTTTGCTCAGGTAGGTCCAGTGATTGTTAAGACGGCATCCGCTGTATGGCAGGCCGGGACGAGAATGGCAAAGGCAATTATGCCGTTTGGGGTATATCTGCAGCAGAAACTTGGTCCGGTTATCTCCAAAGTGTTCGGGTTTATTGCGAATGATGCTGTTCCTGCGGTATCCAGGGCGTTTACGGCCATGCTGCCGTCAATTATTTCAGTGGCTACTAAGTTTGGCTCCACCATATCGGCGCTTTTTAACTTCGTTAAGCCGATCATCAACGCTTTGGTCGGCGTGTTCAACTTCGCCTTCCCGATCATCAAATCTGTTGTTCTAGCCGCCATACATTCAGTTTCCGGCATTTTTAATGGTCTGATGACCACTCTCGGAGGCGTTCTGGACTTCATAACAGGCGTTTTCACCGGTAACTGGGGAAAAGCGTGGGAAGGTGTTAGAGACATCTTCAGCGGTGTTTTCTCGGCCCTTGGATCGATCTTAAAAGCTCCGATCAATGCTGTAATTGGCCTGATTAATCAAGCGTTTGAAAAAATCGGATCCATCAGCATTGACATCCCCGATTGGGTGCCTGGCCTCGGAGGCAAAACCTTCGGCATCGATCTTCCACAAATTCCTATGCTTGCTGAGGGTGGGATTGCAACGGGGCCAACTTTAGCCATGATCGGCGAGGGAGCGGAGCAGGAGGCGGTGCTGCCGCTGTCCAAACTGGAGAGTTTGTTGGACTCTCGCGGAGCTACAGTTTCCAGTGGTGGGGGCGGAGGTGGCGGAGACATTTACATTGATTTCTCGCCGCAATATAACGTATCCGGCGGAGCTGATGTGCAGAAAGAAGTCGCACAGGCATCCGAAATGTCCCTCCAAAAACTCGAACAAATGCTGAAAAAATTGCAAGCCAAGCAGCAGAGGGTGAGATTTCAATGAGGCGATACACAACAATTCAAGGAGATACTTGGGATGGTATCTCCTTGAAACTTTACGGAAACGAGAGATATGCAACGCTGTTAATGGAGCATAATCAAAGACATGTTCACACGATGATCTTCTCTGCCGGAGTGTTACTAGATGTTCCTGACGTTCCCGCGCAGCAAGCGGCGACTTTACCTCCTTGGAAGCGGGGTGAGTGACTTGGATAAAATGCAGGATGCACGACGGGCTGAACTCCATCTGAATTACAATGGGGTCGGACTCTCCCTCGACATCACGAATGATGCCTTCGATTTTACGTATACGGATGCTGCGCCCGGGAGTCTGGACGACATATCGTTGTCCCTGCAGGACCGAGATCGACTTTGGCAAAGTCCTGAATGGGCCCCCCTGCAAGGCGATAAGATCAAGGCCGAGATCCGAACGATAAACTGGACCAAACCTGGAGAGGTTACTAAGCTCCCTCTTGGCAGTTTCGAGGTCGATTCCTTCACGTTCACCGGTCCTCCGGATGCTGTAAGTATCAAGGCGGTAAGCTTGCCGGTTGCTGCGAATATCCGGCAGGAAAAGCGGACGAAGGCTTGGGAAAAGGTGACATTAAAGACGATTGCAGCGGATGTAGCAAAAAAGGCCGGACTAAAGCTGAGTTATTTGCTGAAGGATACCTACAGCTATGAAAGGCTGGACCAAACGGACCAATCTGACATCGAATTTTTAAACGAGCAGGCAAAGTCTGAGGGTGTGGCTATCAAGGTCACAGGCGGTCAGCTTGTACTATTTGATGAATTTGAATTTGAAAAAGCAGCCCCGGTGCTGACGTTAACCCGTGGCAAAGATAACATCCTGAGCTATGAATTTGGTTGGAGCGCAGCGGATGCGAGTTATATCGCATGCGAAATCAGCTATACCCAGGCCAAGTCAAAAAAGACGATCAAAGCCGTCTATAAGCCTCCAGGAGCACCGAAGATAGGACCAGTTCTAAAGATTAATGAGCAGGCTAGGAGCCAAGCGGAGGCGCTCCGGATTGCTAAAAAGGCTCTGAGGGAGAAAAACAAGGAGCTGAGCGGGGCACGCTTTACGATCATCGGGGACACCCGTATAGCCGCAGGTGTAACGGTCATGATTGAGGGGTTTGGTAGTTTTGACAACAAGTATCTGATCACTTCTGCTACTCACCAATTAGGCAGTGGCGGCTACACGACGGATATCGAAATGCGCCAAACATTGGGGTGGTGAAATGGGACTTGCACAGAATTTGTTACGCATCGGAATAGTGTCGAGCGCCGATTATACTGCCGGTATGGTTAGGGTTACGTTCCCCGATAGGGATGACTCGGTGAGTGATTTATTACCCGTTCTGACGCCCGGCGGGTGGGGTAAGGGTAACGCTATTCCGAGCGTAGGCGATAGCGTGCTGTGTTGCTTTTTAGGCAACGGGATCGGAACGGGGTTTTGCCTCGGAAGCTATTACACCGATTCAGATCTGCCTCCTGCTGGTGAGCAGCAGCGCGGCGTATGGTTTGAAGATGGCAGTTACGTCTATTATGACCGGCAGACCGGGAAGCTCGTTGTTAAGGCGGCCAGCGGCGTCAAAATCGAAGGTGATCTGGAGGTTACCGGATCAATTACGGCTCAAACGATCACGAGAGCGGGTGAGCAATTATGATAGGCTCTTTGGGCCCGGTGGTGTTCGTGGTGTCAGCCGACACAATACGGACTTTTACGGATTTTAAGCGAAGTAGCGCTGGCCGCTATGCACGCCATGAGGTGCTTGATTTAAAACCGAAAACACAGTTTATAGGTCCGGGTCTGGATACGGTCTCCTTTCGCATGCGGTTCGACGTGAGATATGGGATCAACCCGCGAAAGGAACTCGACCAGTTGACCGAGATAGATCGAAAAGGGAAGGCGATGCCGCTGGTGATTGGCGGTAAGGGGGTCGGTGTCGGACTGTGGGTTATAACGGGGCTTGAGCAGTCCTGGGAAGAGATCGACGCTAAGGGGAATATACTCTCAGCGACGGTAGATATTACATTGGAGGAATACGTCAAATGAGTTATACCGTGGACATGAGAATGCAGCCGACTATTACTTTCGGGCCGAAAACTTTGGTGGAAGAAGTCGGACAGAACATCCGGACGTTACTAGCTACCCCTGTTGGATCTGTGCCGTATGCACGAGCCATCGGCCTTGATAACAGTATCTTGGATGATCCGTTGCCTATCCTCCGAGCCCGTTTAACTGGGGTAATCCATGCCCTGGTGACAGAATATGAGCCCCGGGCCACCATCACAAAGGTTGATTTTTTCCAGGACGACAAAACCGGCACCTTGATACCGGTCATTTACTACAGCCTGGCTGAGGAGGTGAGCGACTTTGGCTAATCTGAAATTTATTGACGACGATCCCAATGCAATTATTGACAGCATCATAACCATGCACGAGGCGATTACGGGCCGCACCCTTTACCCAGCGGATCCGGAACGCCTTTTTTTATTGTCGTTGGCTCAAATCATCGTACAGCAACGGGTCCTGATTAATTCGACAGCTCGCCAGAACCTTCTTCGTTATGCGGCTGGGGAGGTTTTAGACAACATTGGCGAAATGTACGACACAAGCAGGCTGCCTGCCGAGGCTGCGAGGACGACTGTCCAGTTTACCCTATCCATACCGCTTGCATCGGCTCAAATCATTCCGGCTGGAACCAGGATCGGGCCCCAGGGCGGGGGAGGCGAACTGTTCTTTATGACCGCAGACGTCCTTCAAATCCCCGCTGGTGAGGTTACTGGCAGCATAACTGCTGTGTGTTCGGTTCCGGGCGAAATTGGCAACAGCTTCATCCCCGGCCAACTCAACACGCTGATAGATCCTCTGCCTTTTGTGCAAAGTGTCGTCAATACGACGACGAGCACCGGAGGGGTGGAACAGGAAACGGATGACGCATACCGGCAACGTATTAGATCGGCACCCGAGTCATTCAGCGTAGCGGGGCCAGCCGGCGCCTATGAGTTTTGGGCTAAATCAGCGAGCAGTTCCATCATCGATGTGGCGGTTGAATCTCCTGCAGCCGTGGAGGTTGTACTGGTCCCTCTCTTGATAGGAGGGGAGATACCGTCTCAGGAAATGTTGGATGCTGTATTGGCGGCGGTAACCCAAAAGGAAGTGCGGCCGCTTACTGATAAGGTGACGGCACAGGCACCTGAGGCTGTGCCTTATAACATCAACCTCACCTATTACATCGACCGTTCGCGGGCTGCTGAGACAACGACAATACAGCAAGCAGTCACGGCAGCTGTGTCCGAATATGCACTTTGGCAAAAGTCCAAACTTGGCCGAGACATCAATCCCTCGGAACTGATCAAGCGGGTTATGGCTGCAGGTGCTTTAAGGGTACAGGTCACAGAACCGACTTTTGTGGATCTATCACGGTTTCAAGTCGCTCAAGACGCTACTATTAGCGTGATATTTGGAGGGCTTGAAGATGATTGACATCCAGAATGTGCACCTGTTGGATTTGTTACCCCCGAACCTGAGGAGTGACCCTGCGCTTTCTGCTGCTGCTCAATCCATACAGGAAGAATTAAGGCAGACAACGGAGGCTATCTCAAAGCTGTCCATTTTCGACCGGTTGAATACGCTGAACGATGTTGAAGCGGATGAAATGGCCTGGCAGCTGCATGTGGATTTTTACGATGCATCGCTGCCGATCGATCAAAAACGAGAATTGGTCAAAAACGCCATTCGGTTTCACCGTCGGAAAGGCACACCCGCAGCTGTTGAGGAACTGATAGCGATCCTATTCGGGACCGGGACTGTCGAAGAGTGGTTTGAGTATGGCGGCGAACCGGGTTATTTTCGGGTACGCACTAGCGATCCGTCGGCTACGAACGAGAGGGCTCAAGAGTTTGTACAGGCTATCGACTCCGTAAAGCGACTCTCAGCGTGGCTTGAGGCAGTCATTCTGGAGGAGACCATCGAGGCGCGTGATATGTACTTTGGCGGTATGTTGCACATCGGTGAGTTTATCACAATAGGGTAGGTGATTTTTGTGAGCTCTTGGAGCTATGCATTAACCAATAAGGGGCGTCAGCTACAGGCAAAAGCGCAGACTGGCGCCCAACTTGTTTATACGAGAATGGCGGTGGGGAGCGGCACGTTGAGTGGGCAATCTCTGGAGAGTATGACAGCGCTGATCGCTCCGGTCAAGGACCTGACCATCACAAGGCTAAAACGTCCGGCCGGGTCCACGCGGGCGCTCATCGGGGCGACATTGACCAACCAGGACGTTACGACCGGTTTTTACTTACGGGAGGTTGGTATTTTTGCCGAAGATCCGGACGACGGCGAGATCCTCTATATGTACGCCAACTCTGGAGCCACAGCCGACTATATTACCCCGCAAGGAGATGGGGTGATTGAGAAGGCGCTGAATATGAACGTCTTTGTTGGATCCGCGGCAAACATCACAGCCAACATCGATGAATCCCTAGCATACGCCACCCAGCAGGATTTGGCGGATGCTATTGCCGGAATACAGATCAACGAGGCCACCACGACACAAAAAGGTATCGTCCAGCTCTCCAATGCCACCAACAGCACCGCCGAGGATCGTGCGGCGACGCCTAAGGCCGTCAAATCGGCTTATGATGCAGCTGTAGCGGCGCAAACGACGGCAAATGCAGCGAATGAGGCAGCGTCACAGGCTTTTCAGCTTGGCAATGAGCGTAAGCAAGAGGTGGTGGACATACTCATTGCCAAAGGCATATCAGCGTCCACTAGTGAGAGTTGGGAATCACTTCTGTCTAAAATGACGGGGATCATCAAGGCCACCGGTAACGCAACTGCTGCTGATGTGCTGGCTGGCAAGACGTTTAGTAATGCAACGGGTAATGGCTTGCAGGGGACAATGCCAAACCGAGGCGCCGGAGGTACAGTTACACCGGGCACGACCAATCAAACCAAGGCAGCAGGGTATTACAGTAGCTCTATTACGGTGCTGGGGGATGCTGATTTGGTGCCGGGGAATATCAGGCGTGGGGTTGACGTATTTGGGGTAAAGGGGGAAATTTATCCAGGGGAATTGATGAGCATAAAAATTAATCATACTAGGGCAGGGGTTCCAGGGGAAAGAATTTTTATAGACCTAATAACGCTACCCGGAAATCTAAGATTTTTTAATACAGCCAAAGGTGATAGTGATTACCCTATGTTTTGGAATTCATCTAATAGATCAACAGCATATATGCAACCGGAATTTTTGGATTCTAGTGGGCTGAGATGGAGACCGTTTTATTCGGCATTAAACAACGAAAATCTTACAAACATCACTTATTTTCAAGTGGATATAGAAAGTCGCACATTCTTTTGGAGAGATAAATCGGGTATGGGAAGAACGATGGTTGCAGAGAGTTTGCCCGAGTCTTTTGATTTTACAAAACCCTTCAAACTAAGATGGTATTTTTATACGGACGGCGCTACTAATTATACTTATGGTTTTGACGGGAAAATACTGTGCGTTTAGATTGATAACCATTAACCGAGAGGTGTTGACAATGATTAGAATGTTCAAATCCAAAGATTTTGTTGAAGCCATTGAGCTTAAAGATTTCTCCACTATTCAAGGCATTATCCAACTGACGGGCATGGAGGCAACCATTAAGTTAACGGATGTGGGCACTCTGCAATCAGTCACTCTCAAGAGGAATGACAAAGTTGTCGTAGCAGTGCCCGGCCAGTACGTTTATAAAAACAACACTGGGACGGTGGCGGTTTGTACCTACGAATATCTAGCCGAAAACTATGAAGAAGTCACCGAACAACCGGAAGAAGAAACCAATCAAACCGAGCAAACCACAGAAGCGCCGTAGGGCGTATTTTTTATACCTTTGGAGGCGATCCAAGGGAGACATTAAGAAGAGGGTGGACTTATGGATCTTACGGTGATTACAGCAATCATATCAGCCGCAGCCGCGCTTAGTGGCATTGTACTGGGGTGGGCGGGCCGGGCCAGATCGGTGCGGCAAGATGTTGTGCAGGAGTCGACGGCTGATGCACTCCAGCGGGCAGATGTGGAATACATTAAGCGCGGAGTGGACGACATGAAGGTCGAACAAAAACTGCAAGGACAACGTTTTGAAGCGATCTCCGAGCGGCTAACCCGCGTCGAGGAATCGGCAAAACAGGCTCATAAGCGGATCGACCGCTTAGAAGAAGATGGGAGGGGCTAACCTTGGACAAAACTAAATATCCAATCGAGCGCCGGTACATTACCAAGCGCTCAAACACGCGGCCAGGCACCCGACTCAAGACGGGAAGTCCGGCCTTTTTTGTTGCACATGACACGGGCAATCCCGGGGCGACAGCGGACAACCATTACAACTACTTTAACAACCTGACCGATCGCTCGGCATCGGCCCACGTATTCATTGACGATACCAAGATCTTGGAGATTATCCCGACGGGCACCGGGGCGGAACCGGCGGAGAAAGCCTGGCACGTCCTCTACAACGTGACGACGGACAACGATCGGTTTGGCTATGATGCAAACGACGCGGCGCTTGGTGTGGAGCTGTGTTACGGCGGCCGGATTACATTTTCGGAGGCGTACAAGCGGTTTGTCTGGTATCTTGCCTACTGCTGCGAGAAGTGGGGCAAGAATCCATCGACGCACATCGCCAGTCATAAGCAGCTGGACCCGGCCCGCAAACAGGATTGTGAGCAGGCTTTAGCGGTCGGCGGAAAGACCCTCAAAGATCTGATCAATGACGTCGCCGCAGAGCTGGCTGCGCCGGTCACTCCGCCGGACTTTGTCCCGCTGCCGGCCGGGATCGCCCAGGCATTGATCGACAATTACGTCTCCCCAGCATGGTTTGCCTCGCAAAAGGCCGGGGACGAGATTGGTAAGACTCACTTCCACAACTTGGCCAACAACCTCAGGCTGGCAGCTGGAATCCCGCTGACACCCGGGACGGCCGCCGCGCCGCTTGTAAAGCTGCCAAAAAGTAATGCCCAGGAGATCATCATCCGCTGGCTCTCCCCGGCATGGTTTAAGGCGCGGGACGAGGGGAACAAGGAACGGGCGCAGCACTTTAATAATCTGGCGAATTACCTGCGGCGAGCCGCGGGGATTCCGGTCGAATAAGAGAGGAGAATGAATCATGGAAGTATTGAATAATGTTATGGCCTTTGCCTCGGTGCTGGCCGTGTTTGTGTTGGCATTGGTGCAACTGGTGAAAACGACCGTCAACCTGCCGAAAAACATCGTCCCGCTGATCGGGGTGGTGATCGGCATCTTGGTAGGTGCCGCCGCATCCCCGTTCACGGACTTGGATCTGGTGCTGCGGTTATGGGCCGGCGGGCTGGCTGGGTTGTCGGCTACCGGGTTGTTTGAGCTAGGATTGAATAAGAGGGAAGGCAATACCAAGGAGTGAACGACAAAGAGGCCCAGCTGGCGGAATGCCTGGCTGGGTCTTTTTTATTTTCTATTTTCGTCTGCAAAATATGGTAAAATTTCGGTATAAACTAGCGAAGGGAGTCGTCGAAATGGCACTGCTGAATCGCTCAAACCGCTTCATGCGCCCGCTAACCTCGGACATCCAGCTTTATACCGCGCAGATGAACCGGACGCCCATTGCCGTCTTCATCGCGGATGTACTCGTTGGCAGCGGAAGGATCACGGAGATTACGGAGAACTGCGTTAAGATCGGCGATGAGCGGTATCTTCGCGCGGTATGTACTTTTAAATATGTAGGCTAATAAGGAGGAAAAATGGGGTACTCAGCAAAATGGTTGAACATTCTGAATATTGTTTATGAATTTTCTTCATCGAGAGGAATAGTATTTTTTCGTGGTCACTCAGTTGATTCTTATGAATTACGATCTGGCTTATTTAGGGAACCATTTAAAACGCTCAATGATTTTCTAATTTCAGAAAGCGCAAAGTATACACATTTTCGCACACTCGGAAATTTAGAACATTCATCCAGCGGATGGGACTTATTATACATTATGCAACATCACGGAGTCCGCACCAGACTTTTAGATTGGACGGAGTCATTTTCTACAGCGTTATTTTTTGCGTTTAAGGATTGGAATCCATCGAAAAATTCCGCGTGTATATGGATGCTTGATCCTGGTGCATTAAATAAGAAATCTACTAATATATCGTCCTTTATTTTTCCTGAAGAAGTATTTGGTGACTATGCAGCATATATTAACGGAACAAAAGTGTTTCCTGGATCTTCTACTGCCTTGTATCCAGGGAAAAATAGTAAACGTATGGTGGCTCAACAAGGAGCTTTTACTCTACAGGGAAATACTGCATTACCTTTGGAAAAAGAATTTGGCGGTTCTCTTGTTACTGAAGGTTCTCTAATCAAAATAACGCTCGATAGCAGTTTGGTAGTAGATATACAAACATATTTGAGAATGTCGGGTGTTAATTATTACTCTCTTTTTCCGGATCTTGATGGGCTTGCTAGACATGTTAATGATCCGTTGATGCATTTACCACTAACGCAATTATCTGGTTACTATAATTAAACGATATACCTCCTAAAAACTGGACTCCGCAGAATCTCCGCGCGAGTCCAGTTTCGCATTTTCACCCGCGCTCTTATCCGCGGCTCCACGAAAACAAAGTCGCGATCCTCCCCGGTAACCAGTTGCTGAGCAACTCCATAAAACGCCTTCCGCTCTGTTGGACCGGCTCCAAGTTCGATTATACCAGCCGGCAGAACTCTCCCGCGCTCGTCAGCTATGCCAGCGAGCCAACCAAACTCCTTTTTGCGGTACCCTGTGATATACACGTCAGCATGCGTCCAGTTGATAATTTTGCGCCAGCTATCCGACCGGCGGCCGGTTTCATAAATGCTGTCCATCCGCTTACCGACAACACCCTCCATGCCACGAGCCTTGATTTGATCAAAAAGCGCCTCTCCTGCCCCGACGATGTGCGGCACGATGCCAAAGTTAGGGCTCGGCAGTGCCAAGCTCGCGAGGATCTCTTTACGCTCCGTGAGTGGCAGCCGGCGGAGGTCCTGGCCCCGGTACATTAAGATATCAAAGATTGCATAATAGGCCGGAAGCTCCGCTGTAAGCCGCTTGACCTTATCAGCTCGCTTTGCTTGAAACCGTGTCATTACCGCCTCAAAATCAGATACCCCAGTCGCAGGATCGACGCAAGCGACTTCACCGTCTAAGATCACGTCATTTTCAAACGGTAGCTGCAGCTCCGGATATTGCCGGGTGCAGTCGTTATTGTGGCGTGTGTACAGGCGGATCACGCCGTCTTGCTGCGAGAATATCAAGCGGTGTCCGTCTATTTTAGGTTCAAATATATAGCGCGGATCAGAGAAAGGACCTGGCGCTGTCGCGAGCAGCATAGGATCACTAAACATAAAAACACCTCTCTATCGATTATAGCTTTAAGCTTATCGTTAGAGAGGCGGTAAGTTGTGGAACCTATCTCATTTCCTGAACCCATACCATGCCTTCAAAGCTATCGAAACCTCCAGCATCAAGAATACACTGTAATGCTGTGCGGCGTCCTACCGGCATATATGGTTTTCCATGATCACAGGCGAAACCGACATATCCTAGTGTCGGATGTTTTAGCGTGTAGTAACCATCCGGCTGTATATATCCTCCTGGGACTAGGAAGCGTTGCCCATTCAACCGTATAATCTCCAGCGCAGCGTTGATTTCTTGGATGGTCATGTTATCAAATCCTTTCGTTTTGGTTTATTTGGTCGTGGTCTTGGCCTCTGTCTCGCTCGCCGGTTTCCCGGGTCATGGCACCGTGGCTCGCACATTTATTGGAGAAAGGGGCCGCAGCCCCTTAAATTACAGTTTGAGGATGAGTTGACGGAGTTTATCGTGTTTGATGTTCTTTGCGATGCTCTCTTTGTAGGCTTGAATGTGCTGTTCATTCGCCCCGCGAGCTACGCGTTTTGCAATCACTCTTTTAATCGCCTCAATTTGATGGTTCATTTTATTACCTCCGTTATTAAAAATATCTACTTCCTGATAATAATTTATCACATGTTGATATAAAAAGTCAACAAAAATTATTAACTAGTTGATACTTTTTTGTTCTTAGTGTATAGTTGTTGTCAGGAGGTGTATGGAATGATCGTTAATCACCTTAGTGAGATCATGGGGCGCAAGCGCCTGAAAATAGCTGATGTAGTAGCTGGAACCGGATTGGCAATCAATACAGTCTCCGGATTGTATCATGATAAGGTCAAACGAGTGGACTTAGAGACGCTTGATAAACTGTGTGACTTTTTGGAGGTCGGGATCGGTGATATCCTGGAGCATGTAAAGGAGGGGGCCTGATGCGTGAAATCGAGTATAAGGCCCACGGCAATTTACTGATCCCATTTGTATATGTCGATTTGGATAGCTTGATGGATAATTATGACTGGTTTATGATTGGGTTTAAGCAAGTGCGACGAAAGCAAAAGAAAAGAGGAGCCTAATTGCTCGGCTCCTCTTCCGCGCTTACTTGCTGTTGCGCTTGCCTTTCATCCGGAGGTACAGGTCGTATGCCCGTTCCTCGCCAAGCGTGAGGCGATACCGCTCAAGTATTCCCTCTTCACGCTTTTTGAACTCCTCTTTCGTGATACGTCCCAGCCCCCACTGGTGACGCGCTACACGAAGGAGGTGTTCGCGTTTTTGGAGCTTTTCAAAAGCTTCCATAAGTTTCTTTTCCATGTTGTTTCTCACCTCCTTAGGAAGTCTTTTCTATCAACTTCCTGATATAAATATAGCACATGTTAATATAAGAAGTCAACAAAAAATATCAATTAGTTGATATTTTTGTATATCATGTTTGCATAAAGTCCATCAGGATACATCTCCGGGTGGGCTTTTACTTTTTCGTTTTCTCAGCGTATAATACAAACAAACGTTCGTAAAAATGGGGTGATCAAATGTTGAACGATTTGGAGCGTAAACTGCTCCGGGTCTTGTTTAATTTCTCAAAGCAAACGCACCGGATGCCGACGCTTAAAGAACTTGAGATAAAAACGGGTAGGAGCAAGCAAGACATTTACGCGGGGCTGCGTGTCCTAGTAGAGCAGAGATACATCTTTTGGCCGGATAATCCGCGTTTGGACACGATCGTTATCCTTGAGGCATGGGATAGGGACCAACCACAACAGCATCCTAAAATCACGACCACAACAACCGGCAGCAATATCGATTACTGGACTAAGTATTAAACAGGTAATGGATTAAGAGTGGCATAACTTAACCCGGGTAACTCCGGGATTTTTTTATTGATTTAGATTATACTTTTCAAACTCTAAAACCTATGATACAATTTGAATAAGATAATCTAAATCAAAGGTGATGCGTATGGAACGTAAAAAATTGATGGGCGTGATTGGGGAAAATCAACGTCGAGTAGAGCGCCTGCTCTCGGCTGTACGGATGGATGCCCGGGAAGGCGTGAGGGCATTTGAAAGTCGGGCTAATGATCTGGCAGAAGCGCTTTTTATGCTGCAAGAGAGACGCGATTTGAAACTCGTCAGTCTGCGGGCTCAGGCAAATAAACTAATTAAACAGGCATCTCAGCTGATCGCCGATTACATGGAGTTTGATAAAGACCCGGACAAATACTTGCAGGAGCAGATCGAGCGCGCCGAAAAGGTCGAAAAGCGCGGCGGTAAACGAGCAGGATCAGGGCGCCCGTCACTCGGCGTTAAAAAACCGGTCATGATTACCCTGCCACAAGAGGACTGGAATATGATCGATGCCCGGATCGCGGCGGGGGAATATAAAGGATACGCTGATTATTTCAGATCTTTACATAGCAAAGCCCACTAACTAATACAGTCGGTGGGCTTAACTCTTTACTCTAAATTATCAATCGCGTACTGTGCTTCTTCCTTCGTAAATTTCTCACCATGCTCTGATATCAACTGGTCGTAAATATCGGCATCGGACATGCTCATGAGTTCCGCATATTCTTGCGCCTTTTTCAGCGCATTTTCTTTCCAATCGACTTCGAGATTATCGATGGCATATTGAGCAGCATCTGCCGGGAATTGTTCGCCATACTCAGATGTCAGCTGATCGTAAATGCCTGCCTTTGACATGTGCATAGTATCAGCATATAACTGCGCTTTTGTTAACGCAGCTCTATACTCCCTTGGCACAGTTTCCTCTTTTTTCTCCGGCTCCTCTTTTGCCGGTTCTTGCTCTGTCGATTGTTCTTTTACAGGTTCCTCTGCTTCTTGCTTTGCAGCCTCTGCGTTCGCATTGTTAGCCTGATCATCCTTAGCTGTATCATTTGTGGCCGTATTTGTGGTAGTTTCAGTAGCGGCCTGATCGGCTACATTGTCTGCTTGTTCTGCTGGCGCACTAGGATTAGGGTCGGCAGCAAAGGCGATAATTAACACTACGAACAATGCTCCCCCAATGATAAATTTCTTCTTTGCGGTTCCATTCTTTTTGACAGCTGAGATGATGCCCAGAACCATAAAAACAATGAAGCCAATGAAAGATAATACACCAATAAAAGCCCACACGGTAATACAACCCCTCCTGGTAATTTTATGGTTTTAGTCTACCAGACCTAGGAAATTATTTCTAG